TATCCGCTCTGCCCATTCAACCGCTCCTTACACAATAGCTCTAACAGTCGGCTTCGTTCCTCCAGGTTTAAAGTGCTTTCAATCTCAAGTATCCGATCGCCGAAAAGCAGCCGGTGCTTAGGAGTTACGCCTGGCACATAGCGCATCGTTACCCTGTGAGTGGTTTTCCTCTGTTGCGCACCGGCAGCCCAGTATTCTTCGCCCCTTATAGGTTCAATGGCCGCCCACGCAGTAGCCACCGTAAACCACTCCGAGACTTGATTCCCCCATTCGTCCCTAACAAACCTTTGTTCTTGTATCTCCAGCCTATGCCGTAGCTGCCCGATCTTCATAGCGCCATCCTCCGATGCGGATAGTACAGCAGACGAACCGCCTGGAGGTTCTTCTCATGAAACTGGCCCTCGCGGTCCTCATACATCAGCCCAACGTGCAGCAGCAGGCCGCTCAACACTGTGGCCGGCAGCTCATCGAACTCTTCCAGCTTTCTGCCAAGGAACGTTTCAGCGAAGTCTTTGGCGGCAGCCATGTAGCCAAGTATCAGATCATCATCGAAGTCGTGTTCTATTCGCAGATGCTCCTTCACACGCTCTAGGTCAAACATACGTCCACCCCTCAATCAAGAAGTTCCGACATCGGATCGCCAGTGTCCTCAGTGCCGGGAAGCTCCATTCTCATCCGCGCAGACGGCGATAGACCGAACAGCTTGATAAACTCCCTGAGTTCTTGCTGCGCGTCCCTGGCGATGTAATATTCCGGCCGCTGCTTCAGATTGCCGCTGGCCTGCTCATACACATCGCCCTCTTCCTGAAGCACCCTCAAGTTCCTCAGATAAGTGGCCCAGGTCTCGCAGTAAAGGGCCAAGGTGTTTATGTCAAGGTCACTCAGCAGACCCCTCTCCCACAAGGGCTTGGCCACCCTGCGCCACTCCTTCTTGGCCTCTTCAGAAAGCCAGGAGGGCATCTTTGGCACGGTCTGCCTCCTTCCCGCGGTGTTTGCCGCTCTTTGACGCTCCATTTCGGCCCTTTTCTTCTCTAGTTTGATAGGCCCTCGAATTCCCATGGCACACCTCTTCTAAGTGTAAAGCTCAAAACCTTGACGCACAAAATGTTGACCCCCGCCGCCGGTCCCCCAGCGCCGCTTCGTACTTTTTTCACGCCCTACGGCCGTGCAGCCGCTCATGGCACTCTCGGCACAGCGCCTGGCAGTTCTTCGGTTCCAGCCGGAGGTCCGGCCGCTCCTCAACCGGAACGATGTGATGCACCACTCTGGCCATGTTCTTCTTGCATATGGCACACACCTGATTCCCCGGCTGCCTGAGGAACCAGTCACGGAACCTATCCCACAGCGTATCATAGCCGCGCTCCCGTGGCCCCGGTCTGTTCGCATCGGCGGTACGCCTCCGCTGGCGCTCCAGGTCCATGTGCTCTTCGCAGTAGCCAGAACGGTCCCATGTCAACCCTGGACACCCTGGCTTCCGACACGCTCTCGGTGGCCGCCTAGCCATTGTATCCACCCCGCTCAAATCCTCTCTTTTCATTTTACCATCGATGTTTCACTCTGTCAAGTAGTTTACCTTTACACACAAATGTTCGAGTGGTAAACAGAAGAAGAACGGGGCAGCAGCCCCGCCCTGTTCTAGAATGGAATGTCACCAAGTTCCTCAGGGTTAAACCTGGAGCCGGTCCGGTCCTGGAGTTCCTCCACATAGATGCGCTTCACCTCATCGAGTGCAGCGATGATTTCCTTTGGCTCCAGCTCAGCGCGAACGACACACAGTGCAGCCGGCCATTTCTCAGTATCGCTGTAAAACCTTACGTCACCGTCCGAAGTCATCTCCAGATAGGCGAACTTCCTCGGCTGCTTTCCGTGAAGGTCATAATACGCCCATGCCTGGAAGGGAAGGTTCCACTTGGGGTGGAAGGTCAGCATCCAGTAATCATCCAGGATTCCAAGGACCCCCAGAATTCCGAAGGGAAGGGCCTCCCGCGGAAGGGTTCGCCGCTCTTCTATGACAACATCACTAACCTTGTCACCGAAGTGCTCAAGAAGCCACTCCACTAGCTGCTCCGCTTCCTCTTTGCTGAACAGTTCTTCCGCTGCCCAGCTGTAACTATCTTCCTCGCCGCCTGTTTCGGGTATCTCGCTGCGGAAGAAGTTAAGCAGCACTCCATCATAAACCCTGCCCTTGCGCGGGAAGTCGTTCATCATAGCACCCACCTTGTACCGTGGTTCCGGCAGCAGTATTTCTTTTACTCTCTTGATTCTGTTAGTCATGGTAAACAAACACCCCCGGCTCTGGAATATGAAGTGAACGCTCCCACAGGCCAGTCTTGTACCTGGCTGAGTTCTCGGCCTCTTCCCTCGTTGCTGCCTCCAGCAAGGAGTGATAATGCTCTAGCTCCATGGCAGGCATGAACCCCTTGCCCCCATCGTTGACCATGGCCACAAGCTCCCCGGCTTCAGTCAAGGCCAGGGCCGCCACCCTGTGCACCTTGCAGCTGTTTCCGTCAAAGCATATCGCCCAGTAATTCTGTGCGGGAATCACCTGCTGAATCTTCTTCATTGCTCTTCACCCTTTCTGCAGCGGCCTCAAACACCGCCTGAATCTTATCTCTATTCGGCTCAAGCCAATTGCTCAAAAGCTCCTTCCGTTGCCAGGCTTTCAGCAGCGGGTTATAATTGAGGCGAAGGGACCCAGCCGGCCGCTGCTCCAGTCGTGCGCCGCCACAACGCAAACCGTGGAGCAGTCCGTGCAGTTCAGGGTCCTTTCGTGCTTCTGAAAGCACAACCTCCCACAAAGACGAATCCTCCTTCAGGTCGGGCCTGGGGTCCAGGACAGTGCTTGTCCCGTATAGGGTCCCGCCAAAAACCGCCTTTGACATGGTGAGAAACTTCCAAGAAGTATAGTCGGCAGCAGACAGACTTCTCAGCTCCTGCTCATCCAGCACATAAACGCATCCCTCCTTCACTTGGCCCCGGCAGCCGGCCCGGCAGAAGGACACCAGGCCGGCCTCCGTATTGGCGTACAGCACAGGTTTCTTCCTCAGCTCCAGAAACACTTTGCTGAGGAAGTCCTTCACCTGTTGCTCCCGCTGGAGAACGGCAGCCTTTATCTGCTCGCGGTGCTCCAGGATTCTCTGGCGCAGCTCATCCGGCATCTCACCTTCATAGTTCGCGACAACCTGTTCATCCTCAACGTGGAAGGTAACACCCTGCTTCTCAAGTTCTACTAGCACTTCCCTGCCCTCCCTAAAGCGGAAGTCTTGTCACTTTAGATTCGCCCTCTGACACATCTGACACATCTGACATAGTTTTCCTATTCTCTATAGGAGATGTTTGCTTATAGCGTATATGGGAATTAGTGTCAGTTATGTCAGTTATGTCAGTGTCACCGGCCAGCTTGATACCCTGCCAATGCCGTTCGCCTCGTTCTCCTGTTCGCACCTCAGTAAATCCCCGCTCAACCATCAGCCTGCCGAATACACGTTTTGACACAAGTTTTTCTCCGGAAGCCTCTGCCCATTGCTCATACTTCTCGAACAGCCTCTTTTTGGTGACTTTCGCCAGCGGGTTGATGATACAGCACTCTTCAAAGAACTCACCCAACAGGTCCATTTCATTCCGATATGCCTCCGTGGCCTCAGCAACCTCTGCCGGCAAGCCCAGGCCCTCCTTCTGCCAGACAAGGCAGCCCTCGATGGCCCAGTTCAGAATACCGGGCAGCTCCTGAAGCAGCTTCTGGCCAAGGTCGGGGTCCACTTCATCCTCTGGTATTGTCACATTGAACGGAATCAAGCGGATGCGCCGCCATATCGCAAGGTCTGTTCCCCGGATTATAGGTTTATGGTTCGTGGCAAAGAACAGCTTAAACTGCGGTCGAAACTCGAACCACTCTGCTCTCATAAACCTGGCCGTGATTACGTCACCGCCGGAAAGCTGCTTAATGAAGGGTTCTGACAGCCGCCGGCCGCTTTCTGCTTCTACCGCTGAGACGAACCTTGCGCCTTTCAGCCTGGCCACATCATTAGGCACCCCTTCGCTTTTCCTGCTCATCAATGTAGTGGTAGGAGTATGCATCGCGTAGTCTCCCAGTAGGGCCTGGACAGTGTTAATTAAGGTAGACTTACCGTTTCGTCCGGTGCCGTAGAGGAAGAACACCACTTGCTCGCGGGTGCTGCCCGTCAACGCATAGCCAATTGCTTTCTGAACGAAGCGAATCAAGTTCTCATTGCCGTCAAAGATGCGGTCGAGGAACCCTTGCCACATTGGAGCTTCAGCTTCGGGGTCGTATTCCACGGGAGCTAGTTTCGTTATGAAGTGCGCCGGGTCGTGTGGCAGCCTCTCCCCTGTTGTCAGGTCAATGGTTCCATTCTTCACGTTCAACAACCACGGGTCTTGGTCAAAGTCGTCCATCGTGATGGGGAGAAACTTGGCAGCAGTCTCGATCATGGCCTGAACCCTTGCCTTGTTCTCCAAGGCCCCGGCAATCTTACGCCAGGCTCGCCTCTTCTCTTCGTCCTCTTCCTCTGCTGCCAGAAAGTCATACGTCCTGCGAATCTCATCGGCCAGCCGGAACACTTCATCCGTGACATCCTGCGCCCACCTGCTTCCGTCATAGATGAACCAACTCTTGGGACTGTATCCTTGGGAAAGCTGTGCGCAGTATCTCGCCTTGTGGCCATGCCTCTTGATGAAACGTTGCGCATTGGCCCGGTCAGTTAGGCTTGTCCCAGGATCGAACTCGTTATCCAGGCCAAGACCAACTGCGACGCTGGCTCTGGTAAACCGCTCATCAAGTTCCTTCCTTTCCCTTTCCGCTTTCTTTTGAGCTATTCTGGCCTTCACGTCCTCTGTCATCTCCTGCGGAGGGTAAAGGTCGGAAGCCCTGAAGTCAAGGGCCTTCATTATTTCTTCTGCGCTGCAGTCTTGAGCAAAACACTTCACGCTGATTTTTCCTGTCTGTTCATCATAGGACCACAAACAGGAAGTAGGGTTCTCTCCTTTATGCCCAGGGCACCGGGAGCGGTATTCGTTCGGGCCGGTCTGGCGCGCATCATATTGCTTCAGTGCTTCGATTATTCCTGGCCATTTCGGGTTCAGCAAGTCTAGCCCTCCCTTACGCTCAACTGCTCCTGCTGGCGCATCCAGTCATCCAAGGCTTCCTTTCGGAACAGGACCAGCTTCCCGGCCCGGATATGCGGCACCTCACCGCGCTTCGCCATCTCAAGCAGCAACCAATAACTCACGCCAAGATAGGCAGCGGCCTCCCTGGCCTTCAAAGTGGAACGCTCTGGAGTTCTCATCTCTGTTCACCCCTTTCTCGCAGCAGCTCTTCCAGCGCTCGCTCTATCTTGGCCAGACGCTCCGGGTCCAGTTTCTCCGGCCTCCGGAGCCACTTGACCAGCGTCACTTCTCCAATGCCGATCCTCTCGGCAACC